CGATCCACTCGGAACTGCCGACCGACCTTGGGATGACTCTTTGGTCGGCTTGGTCGGCTGAAGATCCTGAGTTTTGTGACGATTGGGCTGATGGCAACCCTTGCGAAGAGGTCTGGAAAAGCTTCAAAAAGGGCTCCGTCACCTTGGGCACCCTGTTTTGGCTGGCCGATCAGCAACTGCCGGGGCGCCTGTGGCTTGGCGAAGACCTTCGCAAAGTTGTTGCAGAACTTGAATCGGGCGCAGCCGTTGAAGTGCTGCCTCGCTTTGTGGACGTCATGCGCGACGTTCGGGAAGCGCTCCAGCTGGAAAATCCTGCTGAACAGAAGTACGAGCTTCACAAGATCGCCCACAAGGCTCGGATGCGCGACGCTCTTGAGCTGGAAAAAATGTACGTCGATCAAATCCAACATGAGTCTCAAAGTGAGACCATGACGGTTGGTGAACTGCTCCAGCAGAACTTTGAGCGCAGCTACTTGATTCCTGACCTGCTGCCGAATCCCTCCGTTGTCCTGATTTACGGCGCTGGTGGTGACGGCAAGTCCATGACCGCCTGGACGCTGGCCAAGCACGTTGCTACCGGCCAACCCTTCGTGATTCGCGGCAAACACGTTCCAGTTGAACAGGGTCCTGTCCTTCTGCTGAACGGTGACCAGCCACTGGTCCAGATGCAGGAACAGATGGAAGAGGTTGAAATGCCTGCCGATGCTCCAGTCATCGTGCGTACTGACTGGTCACTGCAGGCCTATGCCCGCTTTCAGAAGCTGGTCCAGAAGATCAAGCCCAAGCTGATCGTGATTGACTCGCTGATCGGTTGCTCGGGTGGTCGGGCCTTTGACGAGAACAAGTCCGACTTCGCCACACCCCTGTACTGGCTGACCCGGAACAACGGTGTGGCCTTCCCTGCCTGCACCATCCTCATCATTCACCACGCCAACAAAAACGGCGGCTTCCGGGGCACCAGTGCTATCCGTGACGCGGTGGACGAAACCTGGAGCCTTAAGCGACCTTCTGACAAGCAGCTGGAACAGACCGGACACAATGCCCGGATCATCACCATCGAAAAGTCCAGGTCCGGTCGTGGAGGCACCAGCCTTCTGCTGCGTCAGGAAGCCGATTTGAGCTTCACGTTGGCTGATTGGACCCCGGAGGTCGATCCCAACGAAACGGCGCCTTCTGGCATCACTGACAGGGTGCTCCAGCGCCTTCGCGTGATCTACCCCTCCAGCAAGACCCGTGAAGAGTTGAACGCCGACGCCCTCTGCGGTGGAAGCGTTGCCGCAATTCGGAAGTCGCTCCAGCGTCTTGAGAAGCGTGGGCTCATCCGCGTGACCGAGACCAAACGGACTTCTAAGGGGGGTTCACCGATCAAGGTGTACCAGGCTGTTATTTCTCTCTCGCGGGGAGAGGTAGGTACAGGGGGTCCCAGTGACCAAATCCCTAGTGACAGCAACGGATTAACAGTGGGACAGGGGGGTGATTCTGCCGTCGGGTGTCCCAGCGTGTTCGGTACTGGGACACTTTCCGTTGAATCGGAAGCCTGTCCCAGTGCAGATCCTTTGCAGGCCAAGGGATCTGGGCAAATGGACACCTCTGGGGCATATCCCCCCGTGCGCGAGGAACGCACTGTCGGTGAACTTGACCAGATCAAGCAGGCCGCAGCCGAGGCGTGGGACTGACCATGACCTTTGTCTTTAACCTGCTGTTGGGGCTGCTTTTGGCAGCCTCACGGCTTTTTCGGAGTCATTCGGTGTCTACCGCTAAGTCCAAACCGAAACCGCCGAGACGTCCCACGCTGGCCGTCATCAATGCGTCGGTGCCTGATGACGTGTTCGCACTCATCCGCATGAGCTGGTTCAAGCAGGGCCGCCCCGTCGAAGTTGAAGAATTTCAAATCTTCGAGTGCGACGACGCCTACGCCATCTTCCATGGCACAGTCGGCCAGGCCCTGCGCCAAAGGGCCGACGTGTCCGTCATCACCACCTATTCCGCCGAAGCCCTTGGAATCCCAACTGAAGCCCGCTGAACTGCTCGACCGCCTGATCGACGCGTTCCAGTGCTGTGCCGACTGCGGCGACAAATACGGGACCTACCGGGGGGTTGAGACCAGTACCTGCTGGCACGACACCTGCGACGTCTGCAAAGCGGAAGGCACCGTGACAGCCACCCGCAATTATGGTTACCTGTACAAGGGTATCAACCTACTAAAAAATTTTAAGTAATGACCTATTACGTCAAGATCCCAGACAAGGACTACTATCTCGCCCTCGCAAACCGGCCCCAGACACGTGGTACTGTCAGTCAGTACCGAGGTGTGACCCGAGGCAACGACAAAAACCCGTACCGGGCCCAGTTCACATACCAGGGCAAGCGGTACTACCTCGGCAACTACACCAACGAGCTAGACGCCGCTAAGGCGTACAACCGTGCAGCGCTGGCCGTCATCGGACCCCATGCCGTACTGAACGACCTATGACTGACCAACAAAACTCCATCACCCCACCGCCAGAGCTGGTGCAGCAGTGGCTCGACGCACTCTTTTACGAGGGCGGTCTAGGCATTGATCCACACAAGTTGTCGATGGGACTAGCCGCCCGCGCCGCTCAATGGGGCGCCGACCAGGAACTGGAGGCGTGTTGTGGGTGGTTTGCTGATGACGTTGTGTCAGAGGTGGTCTCAGTCGTTGCTGAACTCCGCGCCGCCCGCCGCCCCAAGCCGCCAAGCTTGAAGGAAGACGCACTGGCTGCATTGCACGGCATCCACGATCAAGGTCCGACGCCTGAGCAAGTTGTTACCATCCGCCGCGCCCTGGAGGCCCTCGATGACTGACTACCGCGCACTGTGCGCACGCATGGCTGATGAGCTGGATCATTACCGCCAGCTCCTGATGGATGATCGCCGCGAAACTCATGCGTTGGCAACTGAAGCCCGCGTCGCCCTAGCCCAGCCCGAGCCGGTGGCGCCGACGGATGAGGAGCTGTTGATGCTGATGCCCGAGACGATGCGGGATGAGTTCTCCTATGCGGCCAAGACATGCTCAGATGCAATGGGCGGCAGGGTCAAGCCAGGCATCTTCCGCGTCGCATTGAACACCGCCGCACTGGAATACGCCCGTGCCGTACTTGCCCGCTGGGGCACAGCCAACAACACTATTATCCAGGAGGACTAATCACCATGAAAAGCCTTAATGACTACACAGCACTTGGAGCCATTGTCCTAGTGCTTTTACTGATGACTGCAACAGCTTGGTGGTGGTTCCCCCAAAAGTGGCAGGCATGTGAACGGCTTTATGACAACAAGCCAGCGCAGGTCTTTTGCCTGCTGGCATCGAAGTGAGGAGAGCTAATGACTAACCTCTCTCCCGCCGCGCAGGCGGTGTTCTGGGAGTTCAACCGTGCTGCCAGTGGCAAGCCGGATGACTGGCACTACCTGCCCGCTATCGCCGCCGCCCTGCGAGCTGCTGCACTGGTACCCAACATCGACCGCCTCAGGTTGCTCGCCATCGCCGACGAGCTGGAAGGTCATGGCTGACAAGCTGGACGACTTGAATCCTGGTAGGCGGCCCAAGAATCGGGGGCGTAACAAGACCGTCAACCTTCGGATGAGCCAGGAAGAAATTGACGTGGCCCGCACCCTCGGTAACGGCAACGTGTCGATGGGTGTCCGGTGGGCTGTCCGATTCGCACATGACCGGCACATGCGGCCTGTTACCCTGACCACCCTGCTGCGATCTGCCGCCGTTTTGGCCGCCGAATTGGAAGCCACCAGGCGGGTGTGAACTTTTACAACTGGCCTACTAGACCAAAGCTAGGAGGTGTGTAACACTACAGGTGTGGGGGCGAAAGCTTCCGCACCGTTCCTTTTACTGGAGGGCAATGGCCATCCGCACCGACATACCCAACGAAAAACTCAGCCCTTGGTACTTCGCTATCGGCTGGGCCCGACAGACCGTGATCCAGGAAATCAAACGCGCACAGGCCCTCGGCCTATCAACCGCCTACGACGAGCGCCATCTGGCGCAGCTCGACGACATGGAACAGTTCCTCAAGATGACATGGGACGTCTGGATGGACGACCTTGAAGAAAATTGTGCCCATAGTGGCCTGGAGGTGTCCAGTGAATCCTGATGTGCTCGAAATTTACAACCTTACTTTTGGTCCTGATGGGCGCTGCGATGTGGAAGCTTTCGTGGAAGATGCTGTTGTGGTACGCAACGAAACCTACGAAGACCCCGCCGAATGGGCACCTGCTTTGTGCCGAGGCACCTTCTACCTTTGTGAAGACGACGTAATCCCAGCCACAGATGCAGGAGTTAGGCGCCTTGTCAGCGAACGAATCGACAACTGGGAAGTGGTGGATCAGTCGGATTGGGCAGACGACTGCTAAGGCCCTTCGCAACGAAGAGTCTTACGACGACTGGTCCTACGGGACCGAGCCCATTCCATGCGATACGAGCTGGGTCAAGCCCCACACGCCCAACCAGCTCTTCATCCACCTTGTGGACGCCTTCGTCAGTAGCGAAAGCATTAACCACGAACTGCTGGCCCGGATTGCGATGTACGAGATGCTCAATTTGCCCGAGGCAACCTTGTTGCAACTTCGATCGCAGTACCTGTCCAACATCCATTAGGTACTACACTATCAACGCTTTACCTAGCACAATGCTCACCATCCTCTCTGACACACAAGTCCGTACTCTGTCGGACAGTATCAAGACCATCGACCAGCACCTTGTTACGATCCAGACGCTGCTGGAAACGTCCCAGACCGTCAACTTTGATGGCACCACGCCGGCAGTGAAAACACCCGCAGCACCTGCCAAGGCGGAGTCTCAAACTAAGACTCGTAAGTCTCGCCGCAGTTACCGGGCACTTAACACCAAGCAGGTGCTGGAAATCAAGCGGCGACTGGCTAAGGGCGAGGGTGCCACCTCGATCAGCCGTGACTTCAAGGTCCACCTCACCACGATCAACTGCATCAAGTGGGGCAAGACCTGGAAGCACGTCACCCTGCAGCAGGCCGCACCCGTAACTGTCCACGCCTGATGGGTATTCTCTGTGATACAGAGATCCGGGCTCTCTGCGAAGAGGGCCTTGTGGATCCTTACGACCCAGCACTGGTCAACCCGGCCAGTCTCGATGTGAGACTCGGTGAGAATCTTCTCGTTGAAGTCCCACTGACTTCACAGATGCAACCCTTTTCCATTAGGGGTTACACCGAAGAACACCCGTTTTTGTTGCCGCCGAAGGAATTCATTCTGGCGGAAACAGTCGAAACGTTTTTCCTTCCGTCGTTTTTGGCCGGGCAGTTTGCGCTTAAAAGTTCCAGGGCTCGCTCTGGTATTGAGCACTTGATGGCTGGCTACTGCGATCCAGGTTGGCAGGGTTCCAAGCTCACACTGGAACTACAGAATGCACGGGCTATTCATCCCGTCGCACTGTGGCCCGGGATGCGGATTGGGCAGCTGGTGTTCCACGTGATGTCTGCTCGTCCGGCTGAGGATTATTCCGTTGTCGGGCACTACAACTTTGACCAAAAAGTTACCGCCGCCAAACTATGAACAAGCACGATTTTATTGACGCCCTTGTTAATCGGCCTAGTCATTACACCTCAGGACGTTTCGAAGTCATTGATGTGTTGGATGACTGGGTACAACACGCTCCTGATCCTGTTGCTGGTGCCTACCAGTGGCAATGCCTTAAATACCTCAGCCGTATGTGGTTGAAGGACGACCCTGGTGTAGATGCTTCAAAAAGTATGTGGTATTTAAAGCGCTTAATTGCGTACATAGAAAGTACTCGAGCTACTACCGACACAGGAAAAACTGATGGACAACTTTAAGTTCGAGCTGATTCGGGCTAACAAAGCCCAGGAAATTATGTACAGCACGAACGCCAAGTTCCAGGCAGCTACCCCTCAAGGGCTTGTTGATGCTTTTGTGGACTTTGCGTCGGGCTGCGGCTACCAAAAAGAAGCCTTACTGGAAGCCTTTGAAGTACACACCGAAGAAGACCTGCTTTACACAATCAAGGAGCACCCGTTAAATGACTGACCCCATCATCCCACCGCCAGAACTGGCGCAGCAGTGGATGACCGAGTTCTACGGCACACCCATTGTGCCAGGCGAGGCTTGCACTGACCTTGCCGCACGCGCTGCCCAGTGGGGCGCTGATCAGGAGCTAATCGCTTGTGGAAATTATCTCAAACAGTGTGCTGCATGGGAGGAAGAAGATGTGATTGAGTTCTATAACTACCGCCGCCCCAAGCCGTTGAGCTTGAAGGAGCAGGCGCTTGCTGTGCTGACGCAGTACATGACTGGTGAGACAATCCTCACCAACGACTCTGTTGACACCATCCGCCGCGCCCTGGAGGCTCTCAATGACTGATTACAAAGCAACGTCCGATCAATGGAATCAAGTTCAGAAATGCGCCGATGTAGTTGGCAGCTCTGATTGCTCTGCAATTCTTGAACTCCGCGCCAGGATTGAAACACTAGAGAATGCTGCTCACAAGCATATCGTTGAAACCAATTCCAACATCGTGGCTTTGGCAAGCCGAGTCGAGTCGCTGGAAGCTGCTGAACGTCAAGCCTCAAAGGTTTACGAAATCAGCAAACCGCTAAAACTCACAGCAATACAACAGGAACAGTTGAACGCATTGCTACGACCTGGCTCCAGGCCATCTCCTAATTCCTCCCAAATTAGGAGTTCGCTGGTGGAGCGGGTAAGAAAAGCCATCTTTAACAATGGCGATGACGATGATTACAACGACGAAGCCCGTGCTGCAATCCGCGAGGTGGCCTTGTGGCTTGACGAAAACACTGGTGGTGACGCCGCTTGGATGCTTAACCAGGAGGCCGAGCGATGACTGAAATCACCCGCTACAAACTCGACGCTGCATTTGCACAGTTGCGCACGTTTGACCACCTTGCCAAGCCCGATGACTTCATCGAAGTGTCCCTATGGCACAACGGCGAAGGCTTCGATGCTCACCTGAGCACCCACGCCGAACAAAGCATCAAGCTGTCGTGGGGAGAGTTCAAGGCCCTAAAGAAACTTGTTAAGGAGCTGGATCAATGACTAACCCGATCACCCCACCGCCGGAGCTGGTACAGCAGTGGGGGCACGATGCAAACCTGTTAGGCGTGCCACACAACGATGAAAACTGGGCGTACGAACAGCACATCGCCAACCGCGCCGCCCAATGGGGCGCCACTCAAGAATTGGAGGCGTGCTGCGATTGGCTTCATTGGCAGAATCTGGCTACGCACGCAGACTTGATCCCGTCACTCCGCGCCGCCAGACGCCCCAAGTCGCCGAGCTTGAAGGAGCAGGCGTTAATGGCACTGGAGGATGGCGACACTGTCCCTGGTGCTTCCTTGACATCCAACGAAGTTGACATCATCCGCCGCGCATTGGAGGCACTGCCCGACAGCATTGTCGTATTTCCTTCTCAGTGTTAAAAGCATTAAAAAGCGGCAGGATGTCACCCCCACCGCTCTTGCAACTGGATCTCACTCCAGTCGCTTTGCTGGTTTCTGATCAGCCCCAGCACTGTAGCACACGGCAGGTATCAGCATGTATTACCTGAAAACAGGAATCAGCTAATACTTGCCTTTACCCCCCGCCTCAAATTCCATGTCTAAACTTTCCCCCGCCGCGCAGGCAGTGCTAGATGCTGCCAATGGTGCCCAATCCTATGGCTCAGATGATTGCCTCAACGAATCTCGCTGGATTGCTGCCGCCGCCCTGCGAGCTGCTGCGGATCAGGTGGTGCCAGAGTCCTGTTTTGAAAGTGATGACGCAATCCGCAGCAAACTCCTCACCATCGCCGACGAACTGGAGAAACAAACTGACGAGCTATGAAGTGTCCAGATTGTGGTTCCACGGATACACGGGTTGTTGATAGTCGTCCGCTTGCTAACGGTGATCGCAGACGCCGGCACAAATGTCTGACCTGCTTGGTTAAGTGGGACAGCCGGTGGAGTGGTAAAGAAGCCAGTGCGTACTGCAACTTTCCGCCCATTGCCAAGACACGTCTGCTCAGTGATGACCAGGCCAGGGACATCATGCTGTCCACCAAAAGCACCCTGGCACTGGCGGAACAGTACGGCGTGTCGCACCAGGCGATCTCGCAAATGCGACTGGGGCAGGTGTACGTCGATGTGTACCAGCAGCTCCAGGCAGAAGGGTTTGAGCTGGCCACCGAAGGGGTGGACCTTTGTACGGCCTGCAAACACTGGATTTCTGGTGGATGCGGTTTTGGGTTTCCGGATGCAGGCGGCGACTTTGCTACAGATTGTTCGCTTTACGAGGTGGACTGACTTACTAACCTGCTACACTAGACACGTTCGCCCTACCAGAGGCTCACACCATGACAAACGATTTTGCAACGGTTTCCACGCTGATTGCCGAGTTCCAGCGCAAACTGGAGGTCATCATTAAGCGTGATGGCAGCCGCCACTTGATGGATGCCCACATCCCGTTTGACTTGATGGCTGTGCTCGAAGACGATCTGATGCCTGCTTTGGATGCAGCCATCACGTGCATCGAGTGGGAACCGTCCGATGACGACATCCTCGGTGAACCGCCGATGACTATGCAGGAAATGCATAGCGCTGCCCATGCCCAACACATCGCGCTGCACAACTGATGGCAAACGCATCATTTCTCTACGGCATTGAGCATCTGCACACGATGTTCAATGCCACCACCGTCGCGTTCGACTGTGAAACCACCGGATTGCAGCCCGTCTTTGGTGGGTTGCGGTTGCTCCAGTTGGCGGCCCTAGACCGGACACCTGTGGTCATTGACTGCTGGGACCTTAGTGACGAGGACTGGGTTGACCTGGAAGAGTTTTTCTCGGTCAAGCGTTACTGGATTGCCCATAACGCTGTGTT